TTGAGGAGCTGAAAGATCTGGATGTGGCATACAGCCGGAATGCCGGAGAGATATGGGACAGCCAAAAGATTGTGATTGCTGATGATCGCTTGCTGATGCCAGACGGGCAGAAAGTTACTGACCGCACGCCGGAGCAGATAAGAGCAAAGCGCGAGCAGATGGGGCTTCCACGATATGTCAAAAATGTCTATGGATCTGACGTAAAGGAGTTCTATTCGGAGATTAACCCGCAGCTCAACACGGAGACAAGGCTTGCCGGAATCAACGCGCTGCTGTCTCAGATCGGCTACAAATGCGGATATAGCAACGGCTATTTTGTATTTAACGAAAAATCCGGTATGGTGACAGCCACACAGGTGGAGTCTGATGACCGCCGTACAATCCAGCTTATTAAAGATGTGCGAGACAAGCTGGAGAATGCATTGGACGGTGCTATCTATGCCCTGAGCGTCTACGCGGACCTCTACGGGCTTGCACCGGTGGGTGCCTATGAAATCACCTATGACTTCGGGGACATCGTTTATTCCTACGAAGAAGACAAACAGACGTGGTGGAAATACGTTGTGCAGAGACTGGTCCCATTCTGGTATTATCTCACCAAGTTTGAGAATCTTTCGGAGGAAGAAGCGAAAGCTCTCGTTGAAGAGGCACAACAAAAAGAAAAAACGCTTTTCGAAGAGGAATAATCTGTACAACAATCCTCTAATCGGTTATAATAATATCGCAGAATAAGAAAGGAGCGATATTATGACGATAAAAATAGATTTAAGAGGAAATAAATACGGAGAGTTGACAGTACTGGATATTGCTGTGGATGAACCAAGAAAGAAAAAGAAATGGTTGTGCGAATGCTCGTGCGGAAATAGATGCATAGTTTCTGGAAGCAATCTTCGAAACGGACATACGACCAGATGCGCCCAGTGCGGATATAAAACTGTCGCAAAAAAGAATACCACTCACGGGAAAACAGGGACAAAACTCTATTATGTGTGGAGAGGAATGCTCAACCGATGTGAAAACGAAAAGCTTCATTCCTATTCAGATTATGGAGCCAGAGGAATAACTGTTTGCCCGGAGTGGCACGACTCACAAAAGTTTTTCGAATGGGCGGAAAAATCTGGATATAGTGATGGGCTTGAAATAGACCGAATTGACACAGACGGAAATTATTTCCCGGAGAATTGCCGATGGATTACCAGGACTGAAAATGCAAATAATAAGCGGAACAATAAAATTATTGAACATAACGGAGAGAAAAAAACTCTGGCTGAATGGGCAAGATACTATGAGGTTAATTACAAAAACTTAAGCAGGAATCTAAAAAAAGGATATTCTCTGGAAGACGCAGTAAAAAGGGAAAAGACAGGAGACAGAAGTCATAGAAAGGCAGGGATGTGATTGCTAACACCGGAATATCTCCGCAATATCGCAGAGGGGGCGGAAGAAATCTCCTCAGAACTCCATAGCTATATCATCCGCCGCATCGTAGACCGTATGATGATCCGCATCGGGCGAGGGGAAGAATACCTCTTTACGTCTGCAGATCGATGGCAGATAGAGATCATGCAGGACTCCGGCGCATTACTGGAGGATATCATCCCGGAGATCGCCAAGTACACCAAGCGAGAACAGAAGGAAATCAAGGCGGCGATGGAAGAAGCCGGGATAAAGGCTGTGGAGCAGGATGATAAAATCTACGAAGCCGCCGGCCTCTCACCGGTGCCGCTTCTGGAGTCACCGCAGCTGATCCGGCTCATGCAGCGCAACTATGACGCAACCTTGGGCGAGTGGGATAATTACACACGCACGACCGCAGACGCGGCACAGCGGCTTTTTATCAACTCGTGCGATACCGCTTACCATAAAGTCACAAGCGGCGCTGTATCGTACACACAGGCGGTCAGAGAGGCGGTTGATGAGGTGGTGTCTGGCGGTGTGTATGTAAATTACACCGATGAGGAGACCGGGAGAGTCCACAAGGATACCATCGAGACAGCTACGGCGAGGGCAGTGCGGACCGGCATTGGACAGGCCACGGGAGATATCGTTTTAAAGCGCATGGAAGAGATGGGGTGGGACACGATCCTTGTCTCTGCCCATCTTGGTGCACGAACTGGAGACGGTGGACAGAATCCCGGAAATCACCTCTGGTGGCAAGGACAATTCTATTCCCGCACCGGACAGGATAAGAGGTTCCCTCCGTTCTCTGTTACCGGCTACGGTACTGGCGAGGGGCTGTGTGGGTGGAATTGCCGCCACAGCTTCGGGTCCGGAGACGGTGAGAACAACCCATATACGGGCATAGAAACCGAAGAGAGTGAGAGAATAGAAAAGCTTGAGCAGCGCCAGCGAACGCTTGAGCGCAGGATCCGGAAGACGAAGCGGATTGTCTCCGGGATGCAGACAGCCGTAGAAGCCTGCAAGGATCCGCAGGCAAAAGCAGCGTTGCAAATGGAGCTTGATAGAAAATCATATCTCTTACAGCGCCAGAACGCGGCATACAATCAGTTTTGCGATGACAACGATCTTCGACCGTTGGCGGATCGCCTTAGAATTGCCAGATGGGGAAGAGAACAGGCAGCGAAGGCACGAGGATCGGCACGAAGATATCAAAATGCGACGGAGGATAAATGAGTGGGAGAGCTTGAAATCATAAAAGAGTTCCTGTCGATATGCAGCGGGATCACAGTCATCGGCGCGGCTTGCAGTGTGATCTATAAGGCATACAAGTCAGCGAAACAGCCGCAGAAGGACATTGAAAGCCGTGTAGGTGCCATTGAGACAGACATCAAGGACATCAAAGAGAAGCTTAATAACGATTACGCCTCTATCAACGCAAACCGGGAAGATACACAGCTTTTGATGAGAAGCATGTTCAGCCTCATCGAGAACAAGATCACTGGAAACAATATTGAGGGCTTAAAAAAAACGAGGGACGAACTTATCCAAGCATTGACAGAAAAATAAGGGGAATCGCCTTGAAGATATATCAATTTACGGTGCCGGAGCTTGAGCGGTTCCGGCAGATGGCAAATTTCACGACAGACGAAATGGAACTCTTTGAGTATCGCAGTAAAGGAGTCCCCTTGGAAGTGTGCGCGGAGCGAATGAACATCAGCACATCGACGGCGAAACGACTCAGCCGCCGGGTAAATGCAAAAATCATTCGTTTATGCCCGTATAATGTGATATAATAGATGCAGACAGAGTATGGTCGGAAAGGAGAAATTATGGGCGGACGTGGCGGATCAAGCGGAATGGGTTCAAGCAAAGCGGAAGGGACTAAGAAGTTTAGCTTTTCGGTGGGAAACCTTCCAGGAACAGAGAAGCAAAAAGCATGGGCGCAAAGCATTGTTGATGATGCACTCAATACAGTAAACGCAAACATTTCCAATGCTTCCCCTGGAGGCAGACTTTTTAATGAGGACAGAAGTGGGGCACTGGCTAAAGAGAGACGTAGAATTTATGCATTCATTGGAGAACAACTTGTCAATGGGCTAAAGACATATCCTACAGCTGGTGATATTATCAATAAGAGAGAAAAATTCTCCGGAAATGAGATCAATAATCTGGCGAGAGAAATTAGGAACCAGATAAGCAATGGACGCGATGTAATCGCGGAAAGCAAACAAAAGAAGAAAAAAGGGAAGTAGCCCGATCTCCGCGGCTACTTCCCTTTTTCTTCTTTGCAACGAACTAAAGATTTTTTCTCTTCTTCTAACTTTTCTAACAATAATCTCGCCGCCCATTCTGGCGGCATTCTTCTTCCACAATCCCAATTTCGTATGGTATCAATTGGAATTCCGAAGCGATCAGACATTTCTTTTTGAGATAATCCAGCAGAAATGCGAGCTGATTTAATCCTGTTTTCCACGGAAACCATTCGCCCATTCGAGAAACTCTATAGTTTGATATTCGTTGCTGCCTTTTGTAAACCTTTTTTTCTGGATGGTAAATTCACTTCTCCGAACTGTCGGGAGTCCTAACAGTTTGCGCTGATTATTGGACACTCCAAACATACGGCTGTATAATCTGTTTTCGGATAAAGACTTTGCCATGATTTGTCCTCCTGTTAAATTCGTGATGTTTAACTTATGCCTCCATTATAATGTTCAATGGACATCTTGTCAAGCAAATAATGCCCATTGAACATTATAATTAAAGATACTTTTTCGATACTTTTCTGACCTGTCACCTATCTCTTCCATGTGCCATAATGTGAGTATAGGATAACGATAGAAAGGGGAAGTGCCTATGAATGGATATACTCCGTACAGTATGGGAATGGGCGGATACATGGCGGATCAGGCGGCGTTACAGCAGCGGATCCAGCAGATGGAACAGGCAACACAGCCGCGGCAGACAGTGCCGATGCAAAATGTGAATTGGATTCAGGTAGCTGGAGTCGAAGGAGCAAGGAATCAGATCGTACAGCCGGGACAAACAGCGTGGATGATGGACAACAACAGCCCCATGTTCTACGTCAAGTCCGTGGACGGAATGGGGAGCGCAACGCTCAAAGCATTCACGTTCAAGGAAATCCCCGTCTCATCCTTAACAGCCCCGCAAATGGCTCCTGCGACTCCAAATGGGGACTATGTAACACGTGAGGAATTCAATGCTTTGCTCGCAAAACTTGGGGAGAGGCAGGAAGAGAAGAAGGAGGGGACTGAATGAATCCATTATTAAGCATGATGGGCGGATCCGGAAACAATCCGATGGCGGCGATGATGCAAGCCATGAGTGTTGTGAATCAGATCCGGCAGACAGGAAACCCACAGGCGGCGATCAATGCAATGGCGCAGCAGAATCCGAACATCAAGAAAGCGATGGATATGTGCAAAGGGAAGAACCCGGAACAGGTATTCAAGCAGATGTGCCAGCAGAACGGCATGGATCCCGGACAATTTGCCGGGATGATGAAATGATGGTTTTGTTGACCTCAACAAAACGATAATTCGCTATCACAGCCGGGTGCGCAACGGCTCATGATAAATCTTAAGCAAGGAGAAAACCACATGAATGAGGGAATGTTATCCGCTGCGGATGTGGCGGCAGTAACCAGAAACGACACATGCAACGATATGTGGGGTGGTGGCGGCTGGTGGATCTGGATCATTCTGATTGCGTTCCTCTTCCCGATGATGGGCGGATGGAACCGCGGCGGTGTTGAAAACGGCGTGCAGGACAATTTCATTTCGGATGAGTTTGTGAAGCGCGACATCTTCAACACAAATCAGAACGTCTCCAACACAGCATGTCAGACCCAGAGAGATGTACTTGAGAGCAGATATACAACGCAGCTCGGAATGCAGCAGTTAGGTGCTCAGTCTCAGCAGTGTTGCTGCGAAACACAGAAAGAGATCTTACAGAACCGGTATGATGCGGCACTGATGGCGCAGAACATGCAGGCACAGCTTGCGCAGTGTTGCTGTGACATCAAGGAAACTGTCCTTGCAGACGGACAGGCAACACGCCAGCTCATGCAGGAGAACACCATCCAGGGACTTCGCGACAAGATTGCGGACCGTGACAGAGACCTCCAGACAGCGTATTGGCAGATCTCCCAGGTCAGCCAGACCAAGGACATCGTTAATGCGGTAAGACCGACACCGACACCGGCTTATATTACATGCTCCCCGTATTTTGCATATAATATGTCCGGATTTGGCGGATGCTGCGGAAACGGCGGGAATGTACTGTGAGAAATCCGAATGAACTGACCACTCTGGACATGCTAAATTTGTTCGGCGTATTCTTGCAGGTGATGAATTACGAAAGTGATTTGTCGCAGGCAAGCAACGCCGACATTGCGAAGCATCTTCAAGAGCAGGATCGGAAGTATCTGGATAAGATTATCGCAAACCAAAACAGAATTATAAGCATGTTGGAAGAATCCATAGCTACAAAGTAGTCTTGCGCATCGATAAGGAGTCGGATTCGGCTCCTTATTTTTTGAAAGGAGAAATACTATGCTTAATGTTATAGCAAAGACAGAACAGACAGTGGCAGCAAACCAGAACGTTATCTTTAACGACACCCGTGTGAAATCCAGAAGATGCGGATGTTCCAGCGGGTGGCTGAACCATGTCAAGGGGAGCGGGCTTTTTACGATCACGAACCGCACAAACCTCCCGATGGCGGTAGAGGTGGAGTTCAACGGCAACGTGACCGCGGCGGCAGCAGGAGCAACGGCCCTTGTGATTGAACTCAATGGCGAGGCGATCGGCGGAACAGAGATGGATTACACAGTTGCAACGGCGAACACATACCAGAATGTCGGAGCGTCCACACTGATACCGGTCCCGGCTGGCTCATCCCTTACGGTATCGATTGGGAACATCTCCGCGGGCGCGGTACTCGTGAAGGACGCGAACGTCATCATCAAGAAACTGGCATAGGAGGTGATCACGATGATTGCCTTCCGAAGCAAGATGGATGTAAAAAGCGTGGAAGATGTTTTCTCCGAGATCAATGCGCGGCAGATCGCAGCGATCATGATGCACGATCAGATGGCGGACTACTTTGATTTCCTTGGGCTGAGCGGATACAAGCGATTGCACCTGTACCAGTATTTCGCGGAGAGCAAGGAACGCCGGGGCGTGGCACATTACTACATCAACCATCACGGTAAGCTGATACCAGACCGGTTCGAAGGAAACATACAGATGATCCCGGAATCGTGGCGGTCTGCAAACCGGATGAGCGTAGGAAAATCCACGAAGCAGAAAGCGGTAGAGGACGGATTCTCCGTGTATCTTGGATGGGAACAGGCTACAAAAGACGTATACCAGAAGTATGCAACGGCTCTGCGCGAACAGGGGTATGTTGCGGATGCAATCTTTGTGGATAGGCTTGTGGAAGATGTTGATAATGAGCTTGAGCGCTTGGAACGCATCATCACTGATCTCATAACGTCTGGATATGATCCGGTATACATTTTGGAGAGCCAAAAAGAACTACATGATAAGTATAAAAAGAAAATGCGGGGAGGTGTCAAGCATGGAAGCACTGATTAAGAAACTCAAAGAGCAGCTGAGTATCGAAGCGAAAGAAGCTGTAAATTCACTGACCACCAATCGGCTGGACGTGATCTATAAGCTTGTTGTGTCGATCTCTTATCTGGAAAAAATGGAGAAGAAAGAGTGGGAAGAAGCCCCGGTTGCGGAGGTGGCTGAGAATATTATAAAAAAGTATTCCAACGGGCGATACGACCACAATATTGACGCACTGTACGATGCTTATATTGCGGCAAAACAGGCATATAAGGTTAATGGTGATCAAGGGCATCGGGACAAGCTTATGGAAACAGTCGGCCGGTTAATGGTAGAAGTGTATGACATGCTGTCCACTATGGTGATGGATAGCGACTTTGTCGATGAGAGGCAGGAGATCCAGAAGTATATCCGCAAGCTCGGAGACTGAAAAATGTGGTGATACATGGAGAATAAAAAAATGATAGAATATATAGTGTAAGATTGACATGGCGAGTTGACATTTTTCTCCATTCAAATGCCAGCTCTATACATATATTGGCGTCATATTTCTATTGCCTCCTTATCAGCACACGTCCTTAAGAGAAATCCAGCCGGACACTGGAGAGGTTGAAAAGCGGATGCAATTTCCGGCGTGTGCATTGCTCCAGGGGAGCATGAAACAAGCGTTACTCCAGAGGAGTATAGTGCGAAGCATAGCACGAAAAAACAAGTTGCTAACCGGCGTTTGCCGGTTGCGGGGAGATAGATCGTAATTAGTAGCGGGGCGGACTGTAAATCCGTTGCCTTCGGGCCTTTCTGGTGCAAGTCCAGCTCTCCCCATTCCGCCTTTGGCTGGGGCGGAGCCGTATTTCATGGCACACCTTTCTAATATGGGACACCCCGGATCTATTCGGGGTGTTACTGGAATGTAGCTTAGCGGGAAAGCACACAATCACTGATTGTGGGACGTGGGTTCAAACCCCACCATTCCAATGCGTCCGGGTCGCTCCCGGATGAACTGAGAGTAGCGCAATGCCTCAGAGAGATTGACAATGCCCGCACGAGAAATTGTGCGGGAGGCGCACATGGACCAATAGCTCAGTCGGTCAGAGCAACCGGCTCATAACCGGTCGGTCCGGAGTTCGAATCTCCGATGGTCCACTACCACGCCGAAGGTTTATTCGGCTCAATCCACACCGCTGACGAGCGGTTATAATACACGTTTAGGAGGATATATGCAGAACATCGAGCAGATTTTACAGGAGCTTGAAATCGAGGTTCCAGAGAGCAAGAAAGACGATCTGAAAAAGAAAATGTTGGAAAACTACCGCACAGTAGCTGACTACAACAAACAGGTGTCAAAAGCCGACGATTACAAGAAATCACTCGACTCCGTGCAGGAACAGCTTGCAGGTTTTAAGGACGTTGACGTTGATGACCTCAAAGGGCAGATCCAGACATTAAATCAGCAGCTTGCTGACGAAAAGGCTGGACGCGCTGCCGACGCAAGGAAAATCGAAGTCGAAAAACAGGTGAGTGAGTTCTTGGCGTCTACAGACGAAAAAGGTGCAAAGCAGTACGAGTTCATGAACGGAATCACCGAGGAGTATTACAAAAAGGCTCTCATGGAAGAACTGGACAAGGATTCTGCAAAAGGTAAGTCCATCAGTGATATCTTTAACGGGATGATCACCGATAAGGATGGAAACCAGAAAGAGGGAATCTTCGTTGACAAGCAGCAGGCTGCGGCACAGCACAACGCGGCACGCTTTACAGCTCCGGCGAAGAATGGAAGCCGAGGCGGAACAGGATTAACAAAGGAAGATTTCCGTAAGATGAATCTGGACGAAAGGCTGAAATTAAAGCAGTCTGATCCAGAACTTTACACGGCACTCAGCGAGTAGCCGACAGACCGACTATGTGATCGAGCATAGCCGCTAACCTAAACACCCTTAAGAATTATAGGTAGATGGGATTTTTTACGTTCACTTCTAAAATAGTCCATCTACGGAAAGGACTACATCTATGGCAAGAACTGGAACATTTGGTGGTTTTAGCTTTGACCCGGAAGTGTTTTCTGGGTATATGGCAGAACAGCCAACATGGAATGATGCAATTATCAATTCTGGCATTCTCGTGCAGGATTCCACAATCATGGATCTGATCGGAACAAAGGGTAACGTGGCAACACTTCCTTTCTACGTGCCGATCGATGAGGCCGATTCTCAGGCACTTAACAACGATGGTGAGACAGATAACACGCCGGTTGAAATCACCGGAAAGAAGCAGACAGCAATGCTTATCCAGAGAATGAAGGCTTGGAAAGCACAGGACTTCACAAAGGAGTTGACCGGTGCTGAGCCGATGACTCACGTTGCAAACTCTGTTGCAGGATTCTACAGACAGACCCGTGTGCGTGATCTCATGGCCATCGTTGATGCGGTACTGTCTTTGACAGGAATGTCTTCGCATATCACAGATATTTCGGCAGCGAAGCCGTCTGGCGGTGGATCTGCGACTGCAACAGATGCAAATAAGATTGATGCAACCACATTAATCTTTGCGCAGCAGAAAGCACTTGGCGATTCATCTGAGAAGATGGGACTGCTGTTCCTTAACAGCTACATTTTCGCAAAGTATAAGGCTCTCGGGCTGGTAGATTACAACAAGTACACTGTGACCAATGCGCTCGCTGGCGACGTAAATCTCCCGTCCATCGGCGGATTTATCCCGGTTGTATCTGATAGATATACGGTAGATACTTCTGGCGATATCCCGGTGTATAAGACTTACATGATCGGCGCAGGATCCATTTTAACCTGCGACAAGACAAACTATGAGGATCCGTACTATGCGGACTACGATCCGGAGACTAAGGCAGGTATCCGCAAGCTTTATACAAAGCAGGGTTATGTGCTCCACCCGAACGGATTCAGCATTGACACAAGCAAGATCGCCAAAGAGTCCCCGACCAACGCAGAGCTTGGAGCGAAAGCAAACTGGTCTCTCGTTTACAACCACAAGAATATCCGTATGGGTATGATCAAGTCCAACGGCTAAGGAGGATTCCGGCATGGCATACGCAGATTATGAGTTTTACACAAAATCATTTTTCGGCAATGTCGTGCCGGAATCTGATTTTATACGGCTTGCGGAGAGAGCAAGCGATTTTCTCGACACGCTGACGTTTGATCGGCTGACGGACGGGTTACCTACACCGGAGAAATACCAGAAGCGGATCAAGAAAGCCGTGTGCGCTGTGGCGGAGATCTACTATCAGTTGGATCTCGCACAGAAACAGGCACTTGCCGCCGCCTCTGGCGCGTCTGCGGTTACTGACGTAAATGGAACAACGACCGGGATCATCACCTCGAAATCAGCCGGCAGTGAGTCCATATCCTATGCGACAGCACAGCAGACCGGCGCGGCGGCGAAAGAGTGGTCGGCTGTATATTCTGCGGCAGGAGACACAAAAGCCGCAAACAAGCTCCTCAGTGACGCGGCAATGCTGTATCTAATGGGAGTTGTAACTGATGATGGAACCCCGCTATTGTATGCGGGGCTATAAAGGAGAATGCAATGTTAAACGTAAAAGATCTTCCGGAGTATACGAATAAAATCAATGCGGCGATTGATGACGCAATGGCAAATAATGGGACACAGGATTCCCCGGCGGTGGATGAACTGATCTCTTACTATACAGGCCCGGGAACAGGACTCTACTGGAACACTGGTGAAAGAAAACTCTGCATCGCAAAAGGATGGTGTGAAGATGAAGAGGGCAACATCGTAGACCCGACCGCATGTACCGGTCCGGCAACAGGGCTGGAATACCGTGACGGAAAAGTGAGAAAAGTCAAAAAATAGGAGGGATATCATGAAAAAGTTATTTATTTCTCAGCCTATGAGAGGCAAGACAGACGAGGAGATCCTCGCAACACGTGAGAAAGCTATTGTAAAGGCGAAAGAGTTAGTCGGGGAGCCGGTAGAAGTGCTTGAGACATTCTTCCAGGGCGCTCCGGCTGGTGCAAAGCCGCTTTGGTATCTCGGCGAATCCATCAAGTATCTGGGAGAGGCTGACGTTGCCTTTTTCGCCAAAGGCTGGGAAGACGCACGCGGATGCCGTATCGAGCATGAGTGCGCGAAGGAATATAATGTCAATCGCATCGAAGAGACAGAGGAGGACTAACATGGAGACCCTATTTGCAAATATGACTATGATCTTGGCAGTGATCGGGATCCTGGCGTTCTGCGTGTCAGTGATCACCCAGGTATTTAAGGGCGTAGGAGTTCTCTCTGCGATCCCCACAGATGCCCTCGTATTCGTCCTTTCCATCGGAATCACCGTGGCTGCATTCGTGGCATACATGCAGTATATCCACATGGAAATCCTGTGGTATATGATTTTGGCGGCGATCATGGCAGGCTTTATCGTGGCGTTTGTAGCTATGTATGGTTGGGAGAAGTTGACAGAGCTGTGGAAGAGGATGAGCAAAACTGACCAGCTCAAAAAATGATATGGCAGACAAAACAAACAGCATGGCTTATGAGAACTTAAATCGCCGCATCTTCGATGGTGTTGGAGAATACGGAATACCGCAGATATGCCCAGAGATATTCGAAGGTGAATGCGAATTTGTAGGATTCAACTACGTCAGAGGGAAATGCACGAAGCCAGAGGAAAAAGCAGTTCACTTTTTCCTTGATGACTATCAGTTCAATGCGCTTTGGGTAAACGTGGATCGCTACGCGGAAAAGTTGAGCCGATTCCGATATATCCTCACACCAGATTTCAGCACTTACACCGATTTTCCAAAAGCGATACAGATCTACAACCACTATCGCAAGCACTGGATCGGTGCCTACTTGCAGGAGTATGGGTGCCATGTAATCCCGACAATATCGTGGAGTACACCAGATAGCTACGAGTGGTGCTTTGACGGCGAGCCAGAGGGCGGCACAGTGGCGGTATCTTCCGTTGGCTGCATGAACAGTATAGGCAAAAAACGCCTATTCTTATCCGGCTATAATGCGATGATGGAACGTCTGCACCCGGAAAGCATTATCTTTTACGGCAGTGTGCCGGAGGAATGCACTGGGAGCATTGTGAGAATTAAAGCGTTTCATGACAAATTCAATCATGCGTTATGTGAGGTGTGAGCATGTACGATAAAATCGTGACAGTTTTCAACTATTATGAAAGTCCCACATCCGGCGATGCTATGTGGTATCCGCACATCCTCCGCAATGTGGATTTGAACACAGACCGCGGTGCAATCATGAAGAAGTACGGGGCGGACAGTACAGACAATGCACAGCTCCACATCCCGTACTATATGCATGCCACAAACCCTGATGTTGACGGCATAATGATCTCAACAGAGGACGGAATGCTCCCGTGGCGATCCCCGAAGGAATGGAAACGGCAGACGAATGATAAGCTGGCAGAAAGTATTACATTCGGACCGGATGATTTCTTCTGGGAGGGCGAGTGGACTGGCGGCGAGGTAAATGATGGTGATTATCGGAATGGATTCTATCAGCACATGAACAATGCACATGATTTTGTGTTCAAGATCACAAGCACAGGCGGTCCATATACTGTGATTCCGCATTTTGAAATTCTCGGGAAGTAGGCAGAGACATGGCGAGTAAAACATATCACTTCAAAGGCTTTTCCTTCGTGGACGGCGATACGAAAGTACAGCTGAATTTGTCTCGGTTTGCCGAGCAGTACAGGAAGGCTCAGTATCAGCTTGATGGCGATGTAATGAACAGCATGGTGCCTTTTATGCCGATGGAAACCGGAATCTTCGTAGGCGTTACCAAAGCGGCGAGTGCGGCGGTACAGGGATCTGGACGTGTGTTTGCGGCCTATGGTCCTCAAGGGCGATTTCTCTATGAAGGAAAGGGCATGGTAGATGAAAATACCGGCTCACCGTGGGCGAAAAAGGGCGCAAAGAAGGTACTTGTTAGCCAGTATTCCGGCAAGACACAGGCGAAAGAGTATCTGACGTACACAAAGACGAAACATCCGGCGGCGCAAGCACATTGGTTTGACGCTGCGAAAGAGAAGGATGGGAAAACTTGGATTAAGAATGTGAAGGAAACGGCAGGAGGTGGGCGGCGTGGCTGATGCAAAACCGATTGGAAAAGATGCGACAGGATATGAAATTCTGACAGCAGCCATGAAAGCGCTGCTGAATCAGTATCCCGGATTGGATCCGGGGGAAACCATAAAATTCGAGGAGCTGGGCGAGGACAGTGGAATCGCATTTTCGGCAGATAATGGTGCACTCGTATACAGCGAGCGGGAAGATATATGCGGAGGAATCCATCAAGTATGCCAGTATCCGTTTTACGTGGTGTACCGGTCAGCGGCGCAGAAAGAGCGGTATAAGCTGAGTATCCAGCAGTTCCTTGACACACTTGGTAAGTGGATTTGCCGTGAACCAGCCGTGATAAACGGCGTTGAGACCCGCTTATCTGCCTTCCCACGGCTTTCTAATGGGAGACAGATAAAACGTATCACTCGTGACAATTCATACGGCACAGAGCCGCAGGAGAACGGCGTACAGGACTGGATATTGCCGATATCTGTCAGGTACACGAATGATTTTGAACTGTAAACCGACAGTACATTTTGAGTGCTGCCGCTAACCTATACCGCCTAAAAAGTTATAGGCAGAAAGGGCATTTTTCTATGATTGAAAGAAAATATCTTGCGCATTATTTAGATGCATCTTTTAACGGAACATCAGCAACTTACGTCCGCATCGGTAAGGATCTGGAGGAGTACAACGAGGAACTGAACCCGGATGTGGAAGTTCAGAAAAACATTCTCGGTGAGCAGACCGTGAAGCATTCCGGCTATGAGGTACAGGCTGACGCTGATCCGTTCTACTACGAGGACTATGACGATGCCCTCTCTAATAAGCTCATGGAAATCGCCAACACAAGAGCAACTGGCGACAAGTGCAAAACCACAATGGTTGACGTGCTTCTCAAGCCGGGAGAGACTGACGCAGCGGCTCCCACCGTTGTTTGGGCTTACCGTGAAGATGTCTACGTTATCCCCAACAGTGTCGGAGGCGATACCTCCGGCGTACAGATCCCATTCACGATTTACAAGGCCGGAAACCGTGTAAAAGGCACATGGGACGTTTCCAAGAAATCATTTACAGCATCCTTAAGCGAATAACTGAATAACGGAGGTATGAGGCATGGCAAGACAGATCACGATTGATGATCGCGAATATATCGAGATCGTTGACAAGAACGGAACCAAGACCGGCGGGTTCATGTGGAATCCTTCAGACTTCGACATCATCAAACGCGCGGAGGCTGTACAGAAGAAGTTCGGAGATCTGGATGTCCCGGCGTCTGATGACCCGGAAGCACTGGGCAAGATGACAGCTCCGGTAAAAAAACTTTTCGATGAGCTTCTGAACTCCAAAGGGGCGTCTGAGGAACTTTTTAAGTATTCAAATCCGTGGAGTCCGTGCGCAGACGGTCGTTTCTTCTGTGAGTACGTTCTCGATCAGCTGATCCAGTTCATCGAGAATGAAATGAACGTCCGCATAAAAAAGAGTATTTCCCGTGTCAGAAATTATGTCGGGAAATACAGAAAATGAACGGGTATACACTACCCACTTCTGTAGAAATCAATGGGACGGAATATGCAATCAATGCAGACTTCCGTTCCATTATTGGAATTTTGGAGGCTTGCGAGGATCCGAACTGGACGGACGGCGAGAAGCAGGAAATCATGCTTGAGATCCTGTATAAGGACTTCGACAAGATCCCAAGAGAGTCGCGGGAGGAAGCCTGCAAGAAAGCTGTGGAATTCATTGATTGCGGAACGGAAGGGAAGAAGAACAGCCCCAGACTGATCAACTGGAATCAGGACGGCAGGATCATCGTCCCAGCTGTGAACAAAGTAGCCGGTACTGAAGTCCGCGCCGCATCATTTTTACACTGGTGGACGTTCCTCAGCTACTTCATGGAGATCGGTGACGGGCTGTTTTCTCAAGTGCTTGCGATCCGGCAGAAGAAAGCCAAACACAAAAAGTTGGAGAAGTGGGAAAGGGAATTTGAGCGAGAGAATGCTGAAATTGTAGGCATCAAAAAGATTTTGACTGATGAACAGAAAAAAGAGATGGAAGCACTGGAAAAATGGCTGTAAGGGGATGATTTAATGGGACAGGCTGACGGAACCATAGTAATTGATACAACAATCACAGATGAGGGATTTGTAGCCGGAACGAAGGAAATGGAAACCGCCGCACGCCGCATGGCGGAGTCTGTCTCTGGAATCGGAGACAAAGCGAAAACGGCGTTGCAGAAGCAGGCAAACGCATTCGCCAAGCTCAACAGCCAGTATGCAGAACAGACGCGGAAGGTGGAAACTCTTAAGGAAAAGGTGGATGCCCTTAGAGAAGAAAAAATTCCTACACAGGAGTACACCGACCTCAACAAAGAAATTGATTCCGTAAACAAAAAGCTTGATGCAGCGATCGAACGTGAAATCAGATTCGTTGAGACCGGAGGAAAGCAGAATAGTAGGACCTTTAAAGGAATGGAATACGATATCGACATGCTGCGCGAGAAACTCGAAGAAGCGCAGAAGGCAAAAACAGCGTTGGAATCCTCTGGCGGATCATATATGTCTGGAGCTGATACAGAGTCAGGACAGAAAGTTGTAGCGCAGTACGCCGCAGCGCAGGCAGCACTTGAGGATACCAACAATCGAGTGCGCACATCGTTTGATTCCCTGAAGGCAAGTGTAAAAGATTACGAAGATAAAGCAAAAAAAGCAACAAAATCCAGCGGAGGCTTGCAAAAAGGAATCGACAAAGCTGGCATGAGCTTCAAGAAAATGTTGAGCTATGCATTCGGTATCCGGTCCCTGTTTGCCCTCTTCAATCGCCTCCGGAGTGCTGTGGGAGATGGAATGAAAAACCTTGTCCAGTATTCGGGGGACACAAACAACACAGTATCCGGGCTGATGTCCTCACTGACGCAGCTTAAAAACGCACTTGCCACAGCATTCGCCCCAATCCTTACGATGATCGCTCCGGCACTGAATACGCTCATCAGCCTTTTGACTACGGCCGCCAATGCAGTAGCACAATTTTTCTCGGCACTGACCGGCAAGAACATATTCGTGAAAGCCACAAAGGTGCAGGAGAATTATGCGTCCTCGTTGAAAAAAACAGGATCAGCAGCGAAGCAGGCAGAAAAAAGCCTTGCCTCGTTTGATACGATCGAACAGATTGGATCGAAAAGCAAGGATTCCGGATCCGGCGGTGGAGGCAGTAGCACGTCCCCACAAGACA